TAGATAGACTCGTCGTCCGGCTTGTTCGATTCCTCGATGTGCTGGGCGACGGAATGGCATGACTCAATGGCTTTGTCGATTGCCTTCTCGCATTGGGCGAGGGTGTTCCGCATGACGCGGATGGAAGTGTAGACGCGCTTGAGGCGGTCGTAGAGCGGCTTCAGTTCGGACAGGTCGGTGAGCGGCGTGTTCTTCGCGCGGAGGTGTTCCCGGCTCGCGGCCTTGATGTCGTCGAGGAGGTGGCGGGCATCGTCGCCGACAATCTCCGTGTCGCAGAAGTATTCAAGGTTTGAAAGCTCGTCGCTGATAATGGCGAGCTGTCGCTGTAGGGTTTCTTTGCTGGTCATGGGGTTGGTTTAGAATCGGACTTCCTCCGGGGCAAGCTCTTTCGTGGTGCGGATGAAGAAACGAACACAGACCGGAGGGCGGAGCGAGGCAAGGTTGTCCCGCTTCCATGCGGCAAGCTTCTCGGTGAACTCTGCCATGCGCCGGGCTTTAAGTTCGCAGTAGGGGATGCTGTCCAGATAGATGAACAACGCGTACTGCTCCGGCGTGGAGGCGGCGAGCTTGATGATGCCGCCCGGCGCGGGCTTGGGTTTTGCTATGGGCCTCATACCGCGTTAGGATTGATTCGGTAGAACTCTTGACCGTGCTTTGCCCAGAACTCGACATTCCTCCCGGCGACGCGGACTTCTTTTCGTTTCCATTTCCAAAGCTCCTCGGCGAAGGAGTCCCTGTCCCAGACAACGAACTCCGGGTTTTCAACCCTTCCGTCGATGACAAGGAACAAGGCATGGCTCTCGCGAGGCATCTTGGAAGCCATGTGGGACATGGCGGTCGGAGGGTTGGCTCGTCGGTCAGGCATTCTTCTTGAACAGCTTGGCGATGACTTCGTTGGCCCGGTCAAGGTCTTGGCGCGTAGCCTCAAGCTCGTCCGCCATTTCGCGGCGGAGGGTTACTCCGTCCCGGCGGAGGAGTTCGTTCTCCTCCATCACCCGAAGCCACTTGGACTCAAAGTCCCGGGCCTCGATGCGGAAGTAGTTGACCGTCCCGGTCAGGCGCTCGACTTGCATCTGAGCGTGGTGAAGTTGGAGCCGGAGGTGCGTGACCTCCTTGCTCAGTTCCGTTTCTTGGTCGCGGCTCACTTGGAGATAGCCTTGAGGAAGGCGGTCTGGTTTTCGGAGATGACCATCTGGTGCTGATTGCCGAGGGTGTCAATGGACGCATCGGCGGCGAGCCAACCCTTGGCGACAAGGTACTCCTTAGCCTTCGGAAGCTTGTCAGCCGGAATGAAGTGGTGCCAAGCACCCTCTTTAGAGCGCTGTAAAAGACCGTGAGGGTCGGGAAGCCTAGAGGCCGGGCCAGATGCCTTAGCACCGTCGTCGTCGATGTCCGTAGAGATGCCACAGGCAGTCTGGAGGGATTGGCGGCGGAGATAGGTAATGGCGCTCCCAAGCTTCTGTGCGTCGCCCGGGGCAAGGAAGGAAAGAGTCCCGCTGTCGTGAGACTCGCCGGACGCGTGAAGGAAGACCGTCGTCACGCGCACCTGACCCTCCGCAGAGGAGAGCGACTGGTGGACGGCGAGGTTATGCTCACGGGCCACAGCTTTGACGGTGTCCAGAATCTCCGAGAGCGAAGCGTACTTGCTCTTGAAGGCCGGGTTCACGCGGTCAGCGGAGACGTTGCCGATGGCATTGAGGAAGGCTACCAAGTCTTGGCGAGCCGTATTGGGTTGGTTGTCTTTGGGCATGGTGGTTGGTGGAGATTAGTTGATGGCCCGGCGGAGGCCCGCGTCAAGGATTAAGAGCGCGTCCGCCGTAGCGAGGGTGACGTGGTTGTCCGGGTACAGCTCAGAGGCCCGCGCCTTGAGCTTGTTCTTCCATTGGGTCGTGGTCTGTTCCCCCTTCGTGCCGACCGGGTGGGCCTTCTGCCAGACAGGCGGACGCACGGAGTGAATCTTGAATCCGAGGGCGACGGCGGCTCCGTAGCAGATGCCGTAATTGAGCATCATCTTGCCGACAGCAGAACCCGGGATGTTCTTACCGACAAACAACGGCGGAAGCTCGATGTAAAGTTCCACGATGTCCGAACCCTTCGCGACGTTCGCAAGCAGGGTACAGGTGTCGAAGTCCGTCGGCGGCATCCGGAGCGCGGTCGTCTTTCCGTTGAAGTGCCAAGCGATGCCTCCGTTTACGCCGGGGTCGATGGCAATGGTAAGGATGTCGTTCACTTTGAGAGGAGGTCGCGGATTTCCATGCGGAGCTGAAAGACGGAGCGTTCGGCGGAGTATGCGGCGTTTTTTGCTCGCTCCCTGTCTACCGACACCACGCCGATTTTGGAGTAGTGATGGTGGCCCATGGCCGGGTCATCCTTGACCTTGCGGAAAAGTTCCCGCAGGGTGTTGGAAGCTTCTTGGGCCGCGAGGCGATGGCGACGCAAGTCCTTCCGGGTTTCCCGGAGGATGGCTTTGAGGTTGGCGATGCGGTGTTTGTTTTCCATAGGAATAAGTTGAGTTCAGTTCTTAGCGATAGAAACGACCCTTTGAGCGTATGGGGTAATCCGGAACCCTTCGCGACGTGCGCCGCCCGGGCCGAAGTTCCAGCACAGGGCCAGCTGGGCCGGGGTGGGGTTCAGGTAGCCCATGTCGCGTAACCTTTTGCGGATGACGGACAGATACGCGCCAGCCATGATGCGTTGAACGCGGGCATCGTGCCACGCAGAACGCGGCCATGTCGCCATGCCTTTTGAGGCAAGGAAATTATTGGCATCCTGCCAAGCTTCCGGGTGCATCTGATACGCACCAAGAGCAAGACCTCCGTCGCCGATGGCGCGGTGATTCATGCCGGACTCGACCATGCCGATTGCGTTCAACAGCTTTGCGTCGGTGACCGCAAGTGCGGCGTGACTCAGCATGGCCGCGAACACAATCGACATGGCGCGTCTCATTTGTCGGTGAGCTGTGACCGGGAGTATTCCGCTGTCGTGATGCGTTTGAACCTCAGGTTGGTCACATCTCCGGCCTTGACGTAGCTGGTCACCAAGTCGGAGTGACGCGCCTCGATGTTGAGCAAGCACCGGGTGTTGTCCGCGTTGCGTTCACCGATGCCGCGGTCTTTCAGTTCCGCGTCGATGCCTCCGTCGGCGAAGTATTTCGTGGTCGGGCAAATCCAGTCGATGCGGACAGTCGAGCCGTATCGCTTGAAGGAAAGGAGCGTCGTCTCCAAGTCTTCGCCGGAACTTTGGTTGTCGCGAAAGCCAGCCAGCACCGGGTCGCCCGCGTATGAACCGAAGAAGATGCCGCAGACGAACTTGAGTCCGAGGCTTGCCTTGTCCTTCAGGAAGAATCCGTTAGCGACCGGGTAGATTCCCCACAGCTTTGCGTTATGCTTCTCGCATAGCCCGAAGCCGATGGAGGAGATTTCGTCGATGGACAGGCGGCAGTCCACCATGCGCTTGCCTTGCTTCTCCTTGAGCGCGGTGACGTCGTCGTCAAGGGAAAGGATGCGAGTCCCGGCAGGGTAGTGGTTGCTGATGAACTTGCGCTGGTTCGAGATTCCAAGCTGGCCGACCACGATTCGGAAGCCCGGGCCGATGGCCGCGGCGTATCGCTCGCGTTCGGCCTCAGAGGCTACGAAGACGGTGATGCGGGCAGGGTCAGCGTCGTGGCGCAGGAGCGTCTCGATGGTCTTCTTGCGAACGTCGGCGTATCGCTTGTAGGTCGGGATGGCAATTTGGTAGTTCATCAGTTGTGGTGTTGAGGGTAGAAGTGGCGCTCAAGGAAGCGATACATTTCCTGAACCATGTCGCTCTCGCTGTCAAGGACGAGTCCTCTGGAATCGTAACGGATGGAACACATGACCCGGTAGAGGTTGGAGAATTGCCCGTCGTACCATGCTTCCGCGAAGTAGTGGATGGCGATAGAGCGGTCAATGGTCAGCTCGTCGCCGCCATAGCCATTCTCCATCAGGGCCGCGTAAATCTGTTCAATGGTCGGGTCGCTCATTGGTATTCGACTACGCAGTCTTGGCAGACCCAGAAGCTTCCGCGCATGACTGAGATGGTAGACGGTGACTTCCGGTTGTAGTAGATTGCCTTGACCTCGTAGCGTTCGCCGCCGAGGTGGTCGCCACAGCACGGGCAGGGTCGCCAGCTGAACTCGTCCCGGCTTGGGTAGCCATTCGCGTCGGTGATTCCTTCAAGGCGCTCTAGCTTAGGATGCAGGAGGTTGCTCATTGGTTGCGGAAGTAGTAGCCGGAGGATTCAAAGAAGTCGTACATCAGGTCGCGAGCGTACTTGTCCCAGTCAAAGTAAAGCTCGCACGGGTGGGTGTGTCGCCCGTGCTTCGGGAGGTCACCGAACAGGCTGGTCGCGTCGGCGACATCGTAGGCGAAGTCCCGGTCGCTCCGGTGTTCGCCGTAGAAGCTGTCGTCGGCGGCCTCAAGGTCGCTCAGGCCCGGGTTGGTGATGCCGAGGTGTTCGCAGTAGGCGACCATGGCTTCTGGCTTGAGCGCGATGTCCCGGTGGGGGTAGAGGTCGGCGACGAGCGCCGCGAGGTCTTTGGGCATGGTGGAAGGGGTCAGCGATGGCGACGGACGACCTTGGCTTTCACCGGGTCAGGGCCGTTGATGGCCCGGTAGAGTTCCGGGCCGCAGAAGGTGACGACCGCCAGCCATCCGAAGATGACGAGGGCGGCGAGGGCGATGAGAGCTTTCATGTCGGGAAGCTTGCGAGGGTTATCAGTGGCGAGAGTTGTAATGGCTGACGCAGTCCTCAAGCACATAGTCAGCGGGAAGCTTGTGAGCCGACTTGTAGGTTTCGATTACGATTCCATTGAGTTCGGCCCACTTCTTCTTCAGTCCCTCCCCGTAGCAGGGGATGAGTCCGTTGACCGCGTTGCAGGCAGACAGCAAAAGCTGGTCTGCGTTTTTCATGTTTTTCTGTTCGTCGTTGCTCATCTGTTTGGTCGTTTGTGGTTGGTGGTGGAAGGGATTACGCGACCTCGACCAAGTAGCCGAAGTCGTTTCGGATGGCCCGGGCCAGCTCGATGAGCTTGAGGTCGCAAGCCGGGACGCGCTTGTGGTCGGCCTTGAGCGCGGCGCGGAACGCCGAGATGACCGAGACGAGCGTGTTGTTGTCGAACCCGGGCGCTCCGTAGAGCTTCGCGAGCGTGGAGCCGATGATGATGGTGGTGATGCTGATGCTGTTCATTTGTGTGGGTGTTTGTTGGTTGTGGGGGAGAAAGTGATTAGCAGTTGCCGGTGATGAAGTTCTCGTTCACGACGATGGCTTCCTCGAACTCGGTGATGGCGGCCTGAAGGGCGGCGATAGCTTCGTCGCTGGCTTCAAGGCGCTTGGCGTTGCGGAGGGTCGTCTTGAGGTTGGCGACCATCTGGCGGAGGATGACGTTGGCGGATTCGGTATTCATTTGTGAGGGAGGTTTGGTGGAACGAGAACAACCTTGGGGGATGACCGGGTTCGGCACAATGCTTTTTTTATGCCGGGCGCACGATTTCGGGGTTGGAGCGAATCTGGTTCGCTTTTGCCCGGGGTAAAAATCGTCATTTTTAGGTCAGGTTGTGGATGTTTTCGCCGATGAAACGCATCACGGGGACGGCCATCGAGTTCCCGCATGCTTTGTAACGCGGCCCGTCGGGGCATTCTTCAGCTGGCTTACCCTTCCAACTAATTCGGCTCCAGTTGTCAGGGAATCCTTGGAGGCGCTCAGTCTCTACGCACGTCAATCTTCGTATTGACATTGAAGTAATCACGACCGGCTCTACGGGAGTTCCGTTAGACCTCCAGCCACTACCGGGGTTAGCCCTGATTGTTCCGCTGATTTTGCAATTCGGAACACCCACGGCATGAGGGCCGCGAGCAACAAGGCTATCCATAACTTCAGACTGAGCGATGTGTGGGTCGAATTTAGCATTCTCTCCTTGATTGAATGCGGCCCGGTCAATTACTACCGGCATGCTTGAATCAGGGACTGCTCCAGCATCGGCGGCAACGACGTCCCTCTTTTTCTTGCTCGCCTCAAGATTCCAGCGCAAGCTTTCGCGGAGAGATAAAACCTCTGATGGACCTCTCCAGTCTCCAAGACTTGCGACAACAAACACTCTCCTTCTCCGTTGAGGCACTGCTCCTGACCCTCCGACGTACTGAGCGTCCAAGATTCGGTAGGCGAACCCATACCCGAGTTCGACCAGCGCCCCGAGGAAGGAAC